CCCTCTTGTTTTAAATAGTATATTAACTGCATGTTTTCACCTTTCTTTAGGGGGGGGGAATTTATCTGAGTTTTTCCCCCTGTATTTTTTTTCTAACATAGTGTTGACAGAACGTAAAGTAATCATTACTGTCAAAATTATAGACAGACTGGAGAAGTTAGATAATGCAACATGATATACCAGAATACAGAAAAATATTCGGTGCTACACACAACAGTGCATCGGGTGCAACACAGCCACTTGATGAGCATTTGTTGAAACTTAAAATCAGAAAAGACTATGACGTTTACTTTCCGTTTGCTGCCAAACCTAGAGCTGGGCAGATAGTACAGATGGCATGTGATTGGCATTTAGGGCTTGATGAATACAGCCCGATACAAGGCCAGAAAAAGGGCATGGATATAGACTTGGCTATTAGAAAAGCTATGACTGAGTTTATGACATACCAACCGCGCCAGTTTGACGATGGCAAGGATGCAGAAGACTATCAAGAAATAAAGAACCACATCCCACAGATGGTGCATCATGCAGTGCAAGGCTTGCGCGAATACTATGGTGACTGCGAAATGGAAGGTGAGTTTCAAAGATGGCTAGAGGTAGATGGCATTGATGTACCTACTATGCTGTTCTTAGACTTTGTAGGGGATGGTAAACAGATTGATTTAAAATGCAGTTTCCCAACTCGTAACCCACCGCGCAAGGACGGTACGAGGACATGGCGCATACCTAAACCAAAGACCGAGCCAACTCGACAGCAAGTGATGCAACAGGCTGTGTATTGGAAAGCCACTGGTTATGCACCTGGATTGCTCTTTGTGACAGCAGATGGATATAACATCTGCACTCAAGAAAACTGTCAGGCATTATCATATGAAAATTTGGAGGTTGCGTATCAGGAAGTTGTTTCCCGATGGCGCATTATACAGAATTTGCTGAAGGCTGCCAATGGCTCATGGAAAAATCTTTTCGGGCTAGTGTACCCAGACTTTCAGCAGATATCGCAGTGGCATGGCCCTGAGATACTTAAAATTGCAAAACATGAATGGAGTTAAAAGATGCAAGAACAAATTTATTCAGCGTTAGACTTAGCCAAGGCGCTAAACATCAACAGGAATAGTGTTTACTATCAGGTGAAGAATGGCAGTCTGCCAAAGCCTAGCATGAAAGTTAGGACAAAAAAACGAGGGCCTTATACATATGTATGGAAGCGCTCTGAATTAGAAAGCAACCCTTATTTTAGCAAAGCGGTTGTCCCGATTGTAGAAAGCTCGACATTTATGGGCAAAGCAAAAGAGATGCGTCAGGAATTAGGGCTGCCAGAAATAAAAGAAATGGTTACTGATAATGAGCTACTAAGGGATGCAATAGAGATGCGACTCGACAAGCTAGAAGAGAACATGAAGCTGATAGAAAGAGTAGTAGATTTAATGAACGAAAGAAACAAGGAGAAGAAGTGGTGGCAGATTTAAAGGAAGCAATGGCAAAAGTTGCCGAGCTAAACAAATCGCATGGCGTTAAACAACGTGGCGGTAAAATGTACACTCAAGTCGTGCATAGGATGGAAGCCTTCAGACAAGTATTTGGTACTGACTTTGGGGTTGACACAACTATCCTAGTTGATGATGGTAATAAAGTTGTTATTAAAGCTATCATCACAAATACAGATGGCATGGTAATCGGCTCTGGAATGGCAGAGGAAATACGAGGTCAAGGTCACGTTAATACTACATCTGCTTTAGAAAATGCAGAGACATCTGCAATCGGCAGGGCATTAGCATCAATCGGATTAGCTGGTGGTGAGTACGCATCAGCTAATGAGATGGAAGCTGTACCACGCAAGGCAGAGGTAATGGCTAAAAAGGAGGATACAAAGCCAGTCAAAGCAATGGCTGAAGAAATAAAACAGACTGATGACTTTGACGTAGCCAAAGACAAAAGGCTTTATGTAGAAATCAGAACCAAGTTAGAGGCTTGCGTTAGTGTTTCAGACGTTAATGCAATCTACATTAAGAACAAAGCATTTCTCGAATCGCTTACAAAACGAGACCCAAAAAGGGCAAAGCACTTTAAAGAAATGTTTTTAAATTACGAATCTAAATTTTATAAAGGAAACTAAAATGTCAGCAAGAGAATGGACAAAGGTAGCAACAATTAAGCTATGGAAAAACGATGATGGTGGTAAAGCACTAGCGAGTAACGCATCATTCAAGCCTTACAAAGATGGCGCTAACCAAGACATAACATTGTATGGTGACGTAAAATACTACGCACGTTTATATGAAAACGATGATGGCACTTATTCTGTAGCACTTACAGCACCAGCAGATGCCTTGCCTTCAGGTGGTGGTAGTAGCGGTGGCTTCGACATGAAAAAAGAAATAGCAAAGTCTGATGAAGAGCTAGTCGATGAGATTCCTTTCTAATTCATAAGGTAGGCTGTACCTCCCATCGCTGCCCAGGGGTGTGGCGAATCGCGTCTTAATGCAGTAAGCGACACTGTTAAAGCCTGGCCTACCGAGCGCTTTTTGTTCTCCATTTTGAGCGCTTTTGTATAGGGTAAATTAAGACAACCCCTTTTAACTATGAGGTAGATATGAACAAAGAAGACTTACTAAAGGCAGCACTTGATGCTGTAACTGTACGAGGCTCTGCATATGGCGATGCCTATACAAATCATAAACGCATAGCAGATATCTGGTCTGTAATATTGCAAACAAAGGTACGTCCTGACCAGGTAGCCCCCATGATGATAGGTGTAAAACTAGCCAGGCTTGTAGAGACACCTGACCATGAGGATTCCTATGTGGATATGGCTGGGTATGCAGCGACAGGCTCACAGGTTAAGGATGATGAAAAGCTAGTAGAGGTAGGTAGCAAAAGAATAATAGATGATTAAAAAGAAAGGGCCTACTAGCCGTGAGTTAGCAATGCGTCAGATTGCTTGCGACTATTGCGGTAAAAAACATTTCGTTAAAGATGGTGATTGGGTAATCACAGCAAGCAATAAAATCCTGTGTGACTACAACACAGAAGATGATTGCTTTCACAGAAACAAGAGGGATGCAAATGAGCGTAGAAGAGTTCAAGAAACAATTAGAACAACTAAATGAATCAGTAATAAATTTCCATAAATATGAAGAGAGAAAAAGAGGTGGCTATGTAGCCAGATGGGTAGGTGTATCCAACAAGTTTAAAAATGAAGCCAGAAAAAAGAGGGCTAGTGTGTAATGGTAATAAGAAACGGTATTCCCATTATGTTTAAAGACACATCAACTATGAACCATGCAATGAAGACAACCAACTATGGTGATTTGTATGAGACAGATGACGTTAAACAGTACAGGTATTTATGTAAGCGATTAGCGTTTGCTAGGTTCTATTACATTAAAAAAATATTCCCAGGCGGCAATCATTACAAAGTAAGAGTGCTACCTGAAAACATATTTACGATGAAGTTATAAAGATTACTTCTTCTTTTTCTTCTTCATAGCCATTGAAGTCATTGGCTTCTTTTTCATAGTCATTGATTTCTTTGGACGGCCCTTCTGTGAGCCATAAGTTCCCTTCCCCATCGGCATTATGCTCTTCCTTTCTTTGCTTTGTTTCTTTTGGAGATAGCTGCCGCCTTCTTTCTTGCGTCAGCTTTAGAGGACGCACCCCATGCCCTAAGCGATAATAACAACCGTGTCGGTTTGCCATTCTTCTTTTCTGGCCCTTTCATGTTACCCATACGAGCCAAGAAACTGGCGCGTCTCGGATTATCTCCTGATTTTACAGGACGTTTTAGGTTAGAGCCAGTAGTTCTTTTGAAATGTTTTCTACCAGCTTCGTTAAGACCACCCTTAGGATTTTGAAATCGTTTAGCTACCATCTACTTGCCTCATTCTTTCCACTAGCCGTTCAGCTCTGTTAGTTACCTGTCTGTACCAACGGCTATCAACCATCTCATCAGCAGCACCATTCCAGTCTTCTGCATCTACACTAGCTCTCATGCCCTTGAATTTAGATAGGCGAGGATAGCCAAGATTAAACATCATATTAGCAATGATTAACTGCACTTCTTCAGGTAATAGGTAGAAATTGTCGTAGAGTCTTGTACAATCCTCAAGCACTGTTTCGATATCTGCTTCAAAGGCTTGTTTAACTCTGTCTTCTGAGACTGATGTTCCAACAGGCTGTCCGTTTTCGGGGTCTGATGCACGAATAAGATGACCAATACCAAAAGTAGGATAGCCCAGATGGTCAAGGTATATTTCAAATACACACCCTTCATCCTCGGCTAACTCTTTTCGTAGTTGGTCTATGTTCATTTCTTTTTCTTTTTCTTCATGGCTTTGAAGTCTGCACCAGTAATCTTGTTACGAGGAGATGCTACTTTAGCTAGTTTCTTTTGTTTCGGTGAATATTTTGAGCCTGGCATTATGTTACCTTTCTATACTTACGTGTTTTCTTTGCTATCTTTTTGGGCTGGGATACAAACTGCTTACCTTTTTTAGTTCCTCTTCGTTTAGCAGCCGTGGTAGCCGCGTACTCCTTTGGCGAGAGCGCTTTAATCGCTGCTGACGGTAGATACCGTTCTCCAGTCTCACTGGATTTCTTGCCACTTTTAGTTCTCCACTTCTGTTTCGTCCATTGCTTGAGGCTTCTTTGTGATTTCTTTAGTGCCATTATCTGTACCCACCGCCCTTAGATTTGTATTGCTTTGCAAGCATCTGGGCTTTACGAGCTGACCACTGACCAGGCTTACCACCCTTGCCGCCAGCCTTTATCTGCTGAAACAAACGCTTTCTCATAGTAGGTTTGGTATAGTTACCAGCCTTATTTACAGTAGATTTCTTTTTCATTTCTTGCCCTTCCTATCAAGAAATCCTTCGACTGCACCACCGCCAAAGTAAAAGCCTAATATAATTAACATGGCGTAGTTCAAGCTGAATTGTTCCATGACCATAGTTACGTCACTTGGATTACCCTTACCTATGATTGTCATAGTCAATGTAAGTATGTAGCTAGATAAAAAAACAAATGCGAACATAATTGCAAGCACTCGTTGTGCAATCTTGAAAGGAGCATATGCAGATAAGAGTTGTGTTTTGGCACTGGCCTTTGCAACTATTTCTTCTTCTGTTGATGTGTGCATATCATCTATCAAGGACATACCTTTTGATATGACATCTCCAGAACCTAATATTTTACCAATAACTTGAAACATCAATATGAGCCTTTGCTAGTAAACAAGAATAATAATAGAATACCAAATCCACAGGTAACAATCACTAAAAATAGTATAGCTACTATCTCTATAAAGTGTTGCCTAGCTTCGCGCTGCTTGTACAAAGTTTCTTTGCGCTGTTTGCGTATGTCTCTTTCCATCTTGACTAGCTCTTGCCAAGCACTAGGCCCACACATACTGCTTATCAACTTACGCAATTCATCTCTTTGATTTTCTAACTGCTTCTTCTGTGTGAACAACTCTATAGCCTCTTGCTCAACAGATGCACCATTAAATAGTTTCTTGAATATAGGTGGGTTCTTAGCTTCATGATGCCCTCTATCTACATCAGATACAGCTGACTTCGAGCGTGACAAATCT